GTTCGGATTTGCGAGGGTTGCCCGATGCCAGTTACGCTTGGCATGGGCCATGATGCAGAATACTGCGAGGAGTGTGAAAATGACTGATAGAGCTTTTATTGTAACTGAGGTTACAGAGCTTTCTTATGATTGTGATTATAGCATTATTGAGGAAGCTGTTGATAAATATGCAAACCGAGTGATTGTTGAGGGTTTGCGTGATTTGTATTTAATGCCGTTTGAGGATGAACCTGTTGCGTCATTTGAAAGAATTTTGGACGGTGTAGGTTCTGGGGTTTTATTGAATTTTGATGGGTTTGTGAAAGATTTGCACAGATTGATTACAATGGACGCAGGGCACGAGGGCGGCATTGAGCATAAAATGGCAAGGACTTGGCACGACTTTTTTGTAGATTCTGCGAAAAAGTTAGAGCCTTACATTAAGGAGAACAAGTGATGGCGATTGCTGATGATACGATGTGCATGCACTATGTTCGGGATAGGCTGAACGGCATTGTCACCGAAAGCGATTTGTTGAGATTTATTGATGAGATAGATCACAACATTCGCGTTAATGAGGATTGGCGTGATGCGAATCCTGATGGGCAAATGCCCGATGGGTCAGTTGTTTTTGATCCCGATGACTTTGATGTGCAGAGCGCGATTGACAAAGTTAAGGTTAATTACATTGAGAGGGCGTTGGCCCGATCAAAGAACGTGAGCGAGGCTGCGAAGTTGTTGGGATTGAAGAATTACCAGACGTTGCAGAATTGGATGGAAAAGTTGGGGGTTGATTGATGATTGAGTTCTTTACTTTTCTGGTTATCGAATATCATATTAATGGTAAGCCTTATTACGCGACTGTGATGTATGAGCGCGAGGAGCATTGTCAGGAGGCTATGGATCAGGATTTAGCGATGCCGATGTATAAGCATCTTTTTGGATTGTACGGTAATACAATCATGGCGAAATGTTATGTTTCTGACGATGTATCAGTGCATTTAAGACCGAAGGCAAGGCCAGAGGAGGGCAGCAATGGATGATCTTTTAAATGTTGTTAGGGAAGTGAAAAGATTGCAGCGTGAGGTGGACGATGCTGAGTGGGAAGGAGACATGAGGCTTGCACATTTGGCGCGGGAGTTGGCGCACTTTAAGCGTTTGGAGGAAGAAGGCGTGATTTATGAGCCGAAGTTCTGAGCGACTGACTGGTGAGAGAGTGGAGGAGGTCATTGATGATCTTCTCCAAAAACTACCTGAGCAGGTTTCTCTTTCTGACACGCGCAATTTGGTTTGCGAACTTTTGTTCGGGTTAGGTGTGTCGCCTGATGATTTGCCGATTTTTCTGCTGTTGGTTGTGGATGCTTATATGGGGGATAGAACGATTGATAAGTCGAACAATTTAGGTTAAACTCCCGATAAGCAATCTTTTTGGGGTTCATTATGGTTTATCCAGTGGGAATTATGGGCGGACTTGGATCGCCATTTGCGAGTTCGATCCGACAGCCACGGCAGGCTCCTCAAATTCGTCAGCAGCCTATGGCGCAACCACAGCCCCGAACAGAAGAAGAGTTACGTGCGCAATACGATTTAATGAGAGAAAACGCAAAGCGCAGACGAGCAGCAGGCGATATAAGTCAAGTTGTAATGGCAGGCGAGCAGCCATTTGAGTCATTTTTGGAAATGCAACGTCTAGGCGGATTATCACTAAAAGATGCATCTGAAATGCCTGACCCACGCGGCCCGAACGTTCCCGGCAACAGACCGCCTAACCCGAACAATAGTCTGATTGATCCATATGCTCGCCCTACGTTCGGTATGCTTCCACAACCTGTAGAAATTAATCCGAACGCTCCGATTGACCCGGGATTCACGCCACCAGAACTTAGAAGACCTCGACCCGGGTATCGCCCGGATGGCTTTAACCCGAACATGTATCAGCGCCCGATGCCCCGTCCGTTTGGATTCGGTGGTCGTCCGATGATGATGGGCATGGGCATGGGTCTTGGCATGATGAATCCGATGGGCATGGGTATGTTTGGTGGGTTTCCGATGCGCCCACCGATGTTTGGTGGTTATGGCGGTTATGGCGGTGGCTATGGTGGTTATGGTGGAGGTTATAATATGATGCGTCCACCGATGGGTTTTGGCCTTGGTGGTGCAAATCCATACGGCATGAATCCATACAGCAACTTTGGCAGACCGAATCCATATCCGCAGCCATCATATAACAGGCCAAATCCTTACAGCAGCGGAATGAATTTTAATCAGCCAAATTTTGGTGGAGGGGTGTTACAGCAGCAGCAGGGTGGTTACGGGGGTTATCAGCAGCCGAGTGGTTATGGTAATTACGGTGGCATGCAGAATCCTTACCAGCCTCAGCAGATGGGTAACACGAACAATTTTGCGGGTTATGGTCAGCAGCAGGCTATGTTTTAATCTACAATAGTTAGATTACAGGTTTCGCACTTGCGCTTTGATTCATCTATTTTTTTCAGTGGCGTGTAGCATTTAATGCAGCGATTTTCATTGAGCTTTTTTTGAAACTCACCTTCTTCTTGAAGTTCAATCATTTTCATCGCGGGGCAACTTGTATCTGGATTTGATTTGGCTCACTGAGTTAATTGATAGTCCTATGATGTCACCAGCATCTTTTAGTGACAATCCTTTTTTTAGCAATCTATTTAATATCTGTGCTTGCTTGGTCATTTTAATTGGACCTTCGCCTTTGTTACTGGAAGGTTTTTCTTTTTTTACAATGGCTCCAGTAAATCTTGGATTTTTTTTATCTTCCTCTATTTGAGCAAGCCAAGCGCGTTTATATAAATCTTCATATTCCTGCATTTTAGTTAGCAATTTTTCTCTCCAACATTTCAAACAAAGCCTGTAATTCCTCTACATTTTGCTTTGTGGTATAATCAGAACGCGCCGTAGCATCGTGTTTCATCCAATGCATACGGCGCTTGATTCTTTCAATTATTTTAACGGTTTCTATGTCCACCGAGCAGTTCCCTTTAAAACAATTGCAGGACCGACAATACCTGTGCCACATAGCTTTGTGGCTTTTTCGTTGAATGGCAGGCCATGAAGTAAGCCCTCTTCGTTTACGAGGATTTGCCAGTCTCTGTGTTCAGGTGAATGGACAAGTTCAACAAGCCCACCTACCAGTTCTTGCGCTTCCGTTAGTGTAGGAGCGCGGTCTTCAAAAACATGAATCATATGGATCTCCTTTTTCCTAGATTGGGATTTATACCAAGTATTCCCATACATTGCAAGTAAAAAGTTAACCGGGAATGCCCGGCAGTTAACCTTTTAACCCGAACATTTTATCGGGTTATACATTATCGCGCCCGGTAACGGGTTCGTATGTTCCATTTGATAGTGGTCCGTTTGGAACGCCGAGATACTTTAATGGTCCGCTTGGTGTTAATCTGTATTTCTCAACAAGCCCCTGCTGCATAGCTTTTGTGATTGTCATTTTGATTGTTGTTGGTTTTACGGATTGAATGGCTATGACGCATGGTTCATTTGGTTCCAACCCATTTGCGGTATTCCAAACGCCGTCATGCGTTCCTTCAATTGTTACTGCCAAGCCTTGTTCTTCACGCATGCGAATGTATTGCACAACGTGATCCAAGCGTTCTCTGACGGCTTCGGACATTGCGAGTGATTGAATGTCCACACTGCGATCTTCAAGTAAACCTGTATCTTGGTTGCGAATAAAGTGCCTGATTTCACGATTGGCTGGGCCGTTGGATTTAACGACTGCGCCATCAAAGACTGCGTTTCTTGTGTATGGTACGTTTAAATCCCTGCACCTTTGCTTTCCTGTGCCTTCGTCTACCTGCCATACGGCGAATGCAGAGCGCACACCGTCAACGATAGCGGATGTCCCTCTGATTTTATTACGCGCTTCCTCTGGCGTTGAGATTGGTTCTTTGGCGTCAACCTTTGCCATGTGATGGTTGACCATTACAGTTGCGCCTGTTTCTGTAGCCATCTGCGCCAGAAGCCCCATAAACGCTGCTCCTGCTGCGGGATCAGCGTTGACATCCGCGTGAACGAAAGATGCGAGAGGGTCAATGACAATGAGCTTGAGGTTTTCCATTTCCAGCATTTGATCATAAATGCGTGAGAACTCTTCGCCCATGAGGTAGGTATTATCGAACTTCTGCATGATTGGAAACACGCCACCGAGGTTTGGCAACGGCAAGACACGTAGCTTGTGATCATAGGTTTCACGATAGCGCATGGGATCTAACCGAGAGATGCGACGATGCATTTCGTCTTTATCATCCTCTGCCGTGATAATGATTGCGTCTCCATGCTCTGCGACCAGACCACCGAATGCGTTTTGCATAGATGCGCCAGAGGCAACCTTCATTGCCAAGTCAAGCGTCATCATGCCTTTACCACTGTCACCTGCTGCGGCGAACACCACTGGCACACCGAGAGGTATTGTGTTTCCGATAAGAAACTTTTGTTCGGGTGCGGCACCAATGAAATACTTGTCTACAATCAGACTATCGTCCAAGAGAGATATTGGTTTTTTTACTTTACTTTCATGGTCTTTTAGAAACTTCTTAATGTTGAAGTCTTCTTCGATAGCGTCCGCAGCGTCCCACTTTTCTGGCTTTGTGGATGGGATTTGCAACATCACTGTGGACTTTGCACCTGCGTTTTTTGCTTGTGCTTCTACGATCTTTGCGAGCTTTTTTCCCGCTTCATCGTTGTCGGGCCACAGGATTAAATCTTTGTTCCGCAATGGCGTGAAGTCAAACTTGCTTGCTGTATTTTCAGAAAGCATGCCTGCACCACCAATGGTGCATGTCGCTGTGTAGCCTAGCTCATTGAGGGCGTCCGCGCATTTTTCTCCTTCAACCCAAATTACCTTGTCGGCGCTTACAATGTCGGGTATGTTATATAAGGGTCTAGGATCGGGTATGCCTTGGCCTCCGCTCATGAACTGGCGAAATTGTTTTTTTGGCTTCCCTTTCCCATCTCGAACAATTTCGCCAGTTTCATCTCTTTCAAAGTATTTCCGAACTGTGACGAGCACCTGCCCATTCTCGTCAGTGTAGTCGTACTCTTCTTCAAAAGGTGTGTTGGGTCCAATCTGAGCCTTTACAATCTTTTGTTCGGGTTTTTGAAAACCATTTGTTGCTGTGGTGTTTGTTACCTGAAAATTTTCAGGCTTGTTTAGCTTCACAACATTCTCTGGTGGGAGTGTGATGTTTTTCGAGAGGTGGTGCGAAAAGTATTCCGCAACCTCTTGGATGGACCAACCGCGTCCTTCTTTTAGGATTTTGGTAATGCCGCCCACACCATCACCTGACTCAAAATCTTTGCCTTTTAAAAACCAAGGACTTTTTGTGTCGATGTTAATTCTAAGCGACTGACCTTTTTCTCCGCTCAGTGAACCAAGCAGGAAATCATTTCCGCGCTTGATGCCGTTTGGGAAGGTTTCAATTAAAGCGCGAAGCTGAACATCTCTTGGAACTTCTTCTGAAATTCTTTGCGCTACTTCCCTTGCATTCTTGCCAAACTGTAAAATATTCATTATCTTGTTCCTACCTGAACCCTTTATACTAAATGTGGGGTGCGCTTTTGATCGGGTTGCACCTCACATTTATTCCTCCCAACAAGTTTCCCGATACTCGCAAAACTTACAGAGGAAAAAATCTTTCGTCTGAGCGATGCGAGGTAGAATGTCACCTGCTTTTGCAGCGGTCAAGATATTTACTGCCCTATCACTAGCCTCCTGCGCAAGTGGTGCATTGTAGGGTACTAGCTCATAATAGATTTCAGACGTGTTTTTATTGACCACTGTGAAGAGCGCAGGGTTCTCCGTTAGGTCCATATACGTCTGGTACAGTGCGATTTGCGTTGCGTAAGTTGGATTTGCTTTAGCCACGCCCATGCGAACAAATGCTTGAAACTTTTTATCGTTAGCGGATTTGTTTTCCCAGAGCGCGGGATAGCCCATAGCCACGGGTCCATCACAGATAACGCCGTCTATGTGTCCGCGTATTTCACCATCAGCTATTGCAAAGCCAAATTGTTCGCCTTGTTTATCTTCTGTGCGCAGATCAAACCCTGCGTCCTTAATCCACTTGGCGGCATAATCTTCGATGCTGTGACCGAACTGAAAAATGCGCAGCGTTCTTGCGCTGAACTCTTTGTCAGGATCTATCGGATAATTGAGATAGCGATATTGTATTTTACGCTGACACTCATCACCAATACTAGATGCGCCAATATACTTACGGCGTTCACGTTTCTGCTCGCCTGTGACAATCGCATTATCAACGGCTGCTTTAATGTGATCTACGATTGGATCAGCATTAGAAGGGGATTGAAGTAGAGGGCCAAGTGCCTGTTGACTTAAAGTAGGTTTCTTCGAGTTTTCCAATTTCAATCTCCGCTGCTAGACGTTCTGCTTCCTGTAATCCAAAGATTAGTGTGTGAACCTGTTCTTCTGTTAAGTCAGAAAAGCGGGTGTCCCACCCAAACTTTCCTAGTATGTGCGCCAATTCTTCGATTGGCTTTGGTGCTGATGGTACTGTCAATGCGCCGTCTCCTCCTGTAATCCGAACAATTCTATGACTTCATCTACTTCGTCCGGGTCCGCATCTTTGTTTCTAAATCCAATGTTTAGAA